CCATAGAGGTCGAAAATGAGTGAAAACACCAACCCACAAGGGAGTGTAGACAATTCTGTATCAGGTGCAGCTAATGCATTTATGTCTTTTCTTGAACCACAAGCGGAGGAGGCGAAAGCCCAACCAGAACCTAGTGAGGCAGAGTATTCTGCCGAGTCCGAGGAGCAAGATGTAAGTGCAGAAGAAGCTGAAAGCCAAGAAGAAGAAGTAGAGGAACAGCCACGCTACCGAGTTAAAGTCTCTGGTGAAGAAGTGGAAGTTAGCCTTGATGAGCTTTTGAATGGTTACAGTAGGACTGCCGATTATCAGAAGAAAACTCAATCTTTAGCGGAACAACGAAAGGCTGTAGAGGCTGATCGAGTAAAGATTGATGAAGCAGCAAAGACTAGAGAAACATATGCCCAACGACTCCAAGTCATTGAACAATTGTTACAGCAACAAGATCAAAGCCAAGACTTAGCATCACTCAAGGCAGAAGATCCGATTGCTTACGCAGTTGCAATGGGAGAGAAGATGGAAAGAGATAAGCAGTTGCAAGCGGTGCAGATGGAAAGACAGCGAGTTCAACAAGAACAGCAGTCCTACACTCAAACACAGTTGCAAAAGCATATCCAAGCAGAGCAGGCAAAACTTGTAGAGGCTATCCCAGAGTTTAAAGACGATGTGAAAGCCGAAGTAATCCGTAGAGACATACGCAATTATGCTAAAGCTCAAGGATTCTCAGATCAAGAGTTGTCTCAGGTTTACGATAGTCGCGCTGTACTAGCCCTCTATAAAGCAGCACAGTACGATAAGTTGATGGCAGGCAAAGGTGTTACTTCTAAGAAAGTAGCCAATGCTCCTAAGACGATTCGACCAGGAACTTCTAATCCGCAGAGTTCCGAGAATGAAACAGCAAAAAAAGATAGAGCAGCATTACGCCAATCTGGCAACAAAAAAGATGCGGCTCGTTTATTTGAACGATTTTTATAAAGGAATTTAATCATGGCAGCATATGATCGCTATAGCGCAATTGGTGCGCGGGAAGATTTAAGCGATGTTATTTATGACATCAGCCCTACCGACACCCCAATCATGTCATCCATTGGCAAAACCAAAGCAACATCGGTTACGCATGAATGGCAAACAGATAGTCTCGCAGCAGCTACCACCGCCAACGCATTAGTTGAAGGTGCATCCGCTTCTGAGGGTACTATTACCCCAACAACCCGTCTCGCAAACTTGACACAGATCGTAGGTAAGACTGTTATGGTTTCTGGTACTCTCTTGGCTTCTGACCTCGCTGGTCGTAAGTCTGAGATGGCTTACCAGTTGGCTAAAGCATCTGCTGAGATCAAGCGCGACATCGAGACCATCATTACAGCAAACCAAGGTCAGACAGCAGGATCGTCTGGTTCGTCTGCTCGTAAGTTAGGTTCACTCCTGTCTTATATCAAGACCAACACAAGCAAGAATGGTACTTCCGTTACTGGTGTAGACCCAACAACCCTTGGTGTTTCTACTCGTACAGATGGTACAACTCGTGCATTTACTGAGACCATCCTCAAAGATGTTATCGCTAAAGTGTTTGCAAGCGGTGGTACACCATCAGCATTGTTTGTTAGCCCTGCACAAAAGCAAGTAGTTTCAGCTTTTACAGGTTTGGCAGCACAACGCTACCAAGTGCCTACGAGTGGTCAAGCAACCATCCTAGCCGGTGCTGATTTATATCAGTCAGACTTTGGTGTATTGCAGATCGTTCCTAATCGCTTTATGCGTACTCGTGATGCGTTGATCCTTGATCCAGAATATGCAGCATTAGCATATCTGCGACCATTCCAGACCAACGACATTGCTAAAGTAGGCGATGCAGACAAGAAACAAATCTTGGCTGAATTGACCCTTGAAGTTCGCAATGAAGCTGCTCATGGTGGTGCTTTCGACTTATCTTGATAAATAGTAGATAAGTTGTAGAATAGGGGGTGGGCAAAACCTGCCCCCTTTCTAGGAGTCTTTATGTCAGAACTCGGCAAACGAGGTAACTTAGGTGTAGTAAACGGAGTAGTAAAAACAGCCTACGCAGATGGCGAGGGCGGTCTTATTATTAAGACAGAAACACAATTAGACGATTTTATTGACCACACAAAGGCACAATACAATCAGCGTAGTGAAAAGACAGGATGGGGAGACTCTCCCCTAGATGCAAAGAATAAAATAGCATCATTACCTTTGGAGATTATTGAGACTCTAAATGTAATGGGAATTATGCGAGGCTTTCATATTACCGACCAAAAAGCCCTCAAGAAGTGGCTAAATAACCCTGATAATAAGGTATTTAGAACTAGAGGGGGTCAGGTATGAGGATCGCTATATTAATGCCAGCTAGAGGGCAAATGGAAGTCGCTACAGCGTTTGATTTAGTAGCAATGTGTGCGTATACCATTAAGACCACAAAACACGATATAGACCTGTTTACTAGCTCTGGAACGCTAATATTTGACCAGAGGAATAAGTTAGTAGAAACAGCACTAGAAAACAAGGCAGACTATCTGCTCTTTGTAGATGCAGATATGAGGTTTCCCAAAGATACCTTAAAAATATTAATGGCTCACGATAAAGATATTATTGGGGTTAATGCAACTACAAGGGCAGAACCCGTTAGCCCTACAGCTAGGAACATCCATATTAACGAGGATGGCTCTGTAGATTGGGTAGCTGTTTACTCCAATGCTAAGTCAGGCGTTGAGAAAGTAGATGGGATTGGCTGTGGAATTATGTTGATTAAACAGAGTGTCATTAAGAAGATGGAAAAACCCTACTTCTACTTTGAGCAACTTTTAAACAACAAGATATTAGGCGAGGACATTTACTTTTGCATTAAAGCAAAGGATGTAGGAGTTGATACTTGGGTAGACCACGATCTATCCAAACAGATAAAGCATATTGGGCAGTATGTTTATGGATGGCATAACATCGAACTACCAAAAGATTAGGAAATCATGGCTTACACAAACTTTACCGATCTCAAAGCATCGGTGGCTAACTACTTAGGTCGATCAGACTTAACATCGGTTATCCCCGATTTTATTAGCTTTGCAGAGCTACGCATGGCTAGAGATTTACGCACTCGGCAGATGTTACAGTCAGCTACTGCGTTAACAGTAAGTGGTGATGGCAAAGTAGCCTTACCAACAAACTTCTTAGAGATTCGGGATTTACATATCCAAGGCAATCCAAGATACCCTATTACTTATATGTCTCCTAGTTTATTTACTAGGGATGCTCCGGCAGACGAGAGTGGCAAACCAATTTATTACACAATCTTGGCAACTGAGTTTGAGTTAGCACCAAAGCCAGATACAGCGTACACATTGGAGATTCTCTATTATGCTAAACCTACTGTATTGTCTACTGGTAATGCAAGCAATGTATTTCTTGCTAATTATCCAGATGCTCTCCTCTATGCCTCGCTTTTAGAAGCAGAGCCATACTTAATTAACGATGCAAGAAGTCAGACATGGGCAACCCTGTACGACAGAGCAATCAAAAACATATCCGATGCAGATCAAAATGGCGAGTATTCGGGTGTTCCATTACAAATGCGCGTAACCTCACGATAAGGAAATAATATGGCTGAAATGTCAAACTACCTAGAGAATGCACTAGTCAATGCAACTCTACGAGCAACAACCTTTACCTCTCCTTCTGTAGTCTATGTTGGTCTCTATACTAGCGACCCAACAGATGCTAATACAGGAACAGAGTGTACTGGTGGTTCTTATGCTCGTAAATCTGCTACTTTTGGCGCGCCTTCTAATGGTGCAAGCGTAACTACAGCCGACATTACCTTTGACCAAGCTACAACATCTTGGGGAACAATTAGTCATATCGGTATCTTAGATGCTTTGACTACTGGAAATCTTTTGTATCACACACCTTTGACAACATCAAAGGCTATTGATACAGGAGACATCTTTAAGATTGCATCTGGTAGCCTCTCAGTTACCCTAGCTTAATGGCATTAACTCTCGAACAGTTAGATCAGTTCGGGACTTTAGAGCAAGTACCATACTCATTCGATCATACTTGGGAAACAGACGAAGTATGCGGTGATTGGAGATTAGAGGATATGGATTCCCTTGGGAATCTAGACCAACTCAATATCTCGTTTGATGATCCTGTATGGACTACTCTGTGTGTTAAGTTCCCCTCTGCATCTATTACAGCAGATGCTACAGTCGGTGCGGATGGTGTTCGCCAACGCACAGGTGAGGCACTTGTTACAGCAGATGCTTCTGTTATTGCAGCAGGACAAAGAACAAGAAATGCTAGTGCAGACATAAATGCAGATGCAACAGTAGTCGCTGATGGATTTGCTATCCGTACATCATCGGCAGACATAACAGCCAATGCTTCTATTACAGCAGAAGCTATTAGGGTATTGGTCGGAGAAGGGATAGTAAATGGAATCGCAACAGTTGATGCAACAGGAATTGCAATACTGGTCGGATCTGCTGATGTCAATGCAGAGGCTAGTGTACAAAGCACAGGTATTCGAGTTAGAACAGGTGATTCGACAATTACAGGCAATGCAAGTGCAGAGTCTGAGGCTATTCGGGTTAGAACATCTGTTGCAGAAATAACAGGCACAGCAACAGTAACAGCACTTGGTGGTGTAGAGTACGCAGGAGAAGGCTTTATTATTGCCAATGCGTATGTAGATGCACAAGCACAAGCAGTTTATTCTGCTAATGCAGTTATTACAGCAAATGCCACAGCAGTCGCAAGTGGTAATGTATTAGGCGATAATTGGACAGACGAGACAGCAGGATCAGAGGCTTGGACAGGTATATCAGCAAGCACTACAACATGGACAGCAGAGACAGCAGGCTCAGAGTCTTGGACAGCTATTACAGCTACAACGACAACTTGGTCAAATATATCTAGCGGAAACTCACAATGGCAATAAGTAGAATAAATTTCGGGGAGTGGACTCCAGATCAGCCAGGTATTACTAATGGTCTAAGACGAGCAGAGAATGTTTACTCTAAAGCAGTAGGCTATGGTTCTATTCCTACAGTAGTAGATTACTCGGCAGCAGCATCGGAAAACCTAAACAATGTAGTCGCAGGCAAAACAACAGCAGGTGCTACAAGTGTATTTGCTGGCGGTTCTACAAAACTATTTAAGTTAGATTCTGGCGATTTGTCATTAGACAATGTGTCTAAATCAGGTAATTACTCAACTCCTACAGATCAGCGTTGGAAGTTTACGCAGTTTGGTAATGTTATTGTTGCAGCTAACGGACAAGCAAAATTACAAGGATATAACTTAAACAGTTCATCTTTATTTGCAGACTTAGCAGCCGATGCACCAACAGCACGATTTGTAACTGTAGTGCGAGACTTTGTAGTGTCTGGATGGCAATCAAGTTATCCAAGCCGAGTTCAATGGTCAGCATTAGGTGATGAGTCTAGTTGGACTGCTTCTGCTACGACCCAAGCAGACTTTCAGGATATTCCTGATGGTGGATCTGTAGTCGGTGTTACTGGTGGTGAATTTGGTCTAGTCTTTATGGATCGAGCAATCCATCGTATGTCTTATGTTGGTAGCCCACTTATATTCCAGTTTGACAATATCAGTCGTAACTTAGGATGTTATGAGGCTAACTCAATTATTCAGTATGGTGGCACATCGTTCTTTTTAGGAGACGATGGATTCTATGCTTGTGATGGTCAAAATGTAGTTCCAATCGGTAGCGAGAAAGTAAACAGATTCTTCTTTGATAATGTAGAAGAAAGCACTTTGTATCTTATGTCGGCTGCGGTAGATCCAATCAAGAAACTTATTATTTGGGCATACGCATCCAATAGTTCATCTACTCCTGATAGTTTGTTAATCTACAATTACCAGACTCAACGATGGACTAGCGGTACAACCCATGTCGATAGAATTGCATCTACATCTACTCCTGCTGTTACTTTAGAGGGTATGGATGTTTATGGTAATTTAGACACCATCCTTACAACCTTTGATAGCCGACTTTGGCTTGGTGGAAAACTACAGTTAGCCGGTGTTGATGGTGCAAAGATTGTTACATTCTCTGGTACAAACGCTACAGCTTACATAGAGACAGGTGATATTGAAGTGCCAGGTGCTACATCGGCAATCACAATGGTTAAACCAATAGTAGATGATGGTTCTGGTAGCGTAGCATTGTTATCTCGTAGGCTTTTATCTCAATCTACAACCTTTGGCTCTCAATCAGCAGCAGATGCCGAAAATAGAGTGTCTGTGCGTGGTGTTGGTCGCTATCATCGTCTACAATTAACTCCTACAGGTAGTTGGACATCAGCAGTCGGAATGGACATAGATTTAAGCCCTCTAGGAACTAGATAATGTTTAGAGCATTACCCCCATTTGGTAGCGATCCTCGTGGAGTAGCCGAGGTAGTCAATGGGATTATGAATGGCAAGACTAACAATACAGGGTCGGTAACTCTAGCAACAGGTGGTGCAAGCACTACAACCTTAACAGATGCTCGTATTGGTGTAGATTCTGTCATTTTGTTGATGGCTACAGACGATGTATCATCTACAGCGTATTACCCTTATTTAGCGGTACAAGACGATACAGATCAAGCAGCGACAACAACGACAGCAGCCAATATTATGTCGTTTAGCACTACAGACTATGCTTTAGGTGCAAGTCTAGTAACTAGTACGAAACTAACAGCAGGTTACTCTGGACTCTACAACATTCAGTTTAGTGTGCAGTTTAAAAGCACAGTTAATGATCCTGAGTTTGTAGATGTATGGTTTAG